AATCGCCAGCCCTGAAGTGCTGGCGGTCGTAAATGTCACGCCGGTTCCACTATTCGAGGCGGTTATCGTCGCCGTGACGTTCGCCGTCAACAGCGCGTTGACGCCAGTTCCTCCTGTGAACTCTTTGTAGTTGCAAATCGCAACCGGCGGCGTTGGCCCTGCTGTCACAGGGTAGATCATTGTGCAAGGGCCGGTCGGATAAGTGGCATTTGTTGCTGGATTGGGCGCCTGCGTAGGGGCCACTGGCTGTGTCAGCCCGGCGTCTATCCATGTCGTAACGCCTGCGCCGGCCGGTATGGTGGTGAAAAGATTTGTCGTGCCGGCGGAAAAGGTTGACCGATAGATGTTGTAAGCCACGGGGGCGCCGCCCGCATCCGCAGAAAGCGCGGCCGTAATGGTAAGCGTGTTGCTGCTGGTTGTGCCGGTGGTGGTCACATTCAGCGATGACGAGGACGGGCTACGGATTTTTCCCGATCCACACACAGCCTCGACCACGTAATAGTAGGTCGCTGCCGCGAGCGCGCCGCCCGTGGTGGACGTTGCAACGGAGGTCAGTGTCGGCGCATAAGGCACCTGGAGGTAAGTGCGGACCCAAAAAGTCGCGCCTGCTGGAATACTGACGCCAACCGGATCAGTCGTGACCTTCTGGAGAATGTTGAGATACAGCGCCTCTTCTGCTGCATACGGCGATCCACGGCCATTGACGGTCAGGAAATAAAACGTGCCGGCCGGATATTCCAGCACCGCCCGAAAGATCAAGCCATATGTCTGGTTCGCCGTCGTCTCGCCGTTGTTTTCGTTGATGTTGTAGAAATCGACAACGAGGTCGTGCATCGCGTAGGGCGCTACGAAAGGAATACGGCTGGTTCCGCCAATGCCGGTTGTCCCGTTGGAGATGCCAAAGTTCATCCACCGCGACCAGTTCGCGGGCACTTTTAGCTTGTTCGGATACGGGCCGTTGACGGCGCTACTGCCGACCAGTGACGTGCCAACCAGCGTGACGCCGCCCGAGGCTGATGTGATGCCGCTTCCACCGCCGCCAAGTCCGGCATTGCTGCTGGCTTGTATCACCCCGCCGCCGAACGCCAGGGCCACGCCCGAATAAATCGGGCCGTTATCGCTGGTCAGACCGATCTGCGCGCCGGCCACCCATTGCAGCGCCGTGGCGGCCGAATACGATGCGAGGTCGGGGAAAAAATGGTTCAGCGTGCCATCGGCCAGCGTATCGTTCTGGCTTGCCGTCAGTGATGGCGGTTGTTTGAGGTTCCAGAACATGATGAGGTTGCCGCCGCTGGCAGCGTCATACAGCCCCCGCTGCGTCACCGTCATGGCCGCCGAGCACACCGGGAAGGTCACCCCCGCATTGAGCGCCGTGGTGCCGTAGGACAGCGCCAGCATTTGGCACGCCACGCGGCCGTGCCCGGTGGCTGTCGCCTCGGTGAAACTGGTTCCTGAGCCAATTCCTTGCGCCAGCCAGCCGGTGAAAAAATTCGCCATCAGTAGGCTGTCCCCAGGCCGGCGGTGAAATAGACGCTGCCCGTGCCGCTCGCGAGGATCACCGCCGCGCTCGTCACGTAAGGGCTGCTATCGAAAAGCTGCCGCGTCCCCGCCGGCACGGGCGTATTCGCTACCGTCGCCGTCGATACCCCGATCGCCACGAAGGCCACGGCGGCGGTCGCGTTGAACACGAGGATGCTATCGGCGTTGGCCGGCAGCGTCACGGATGCGCTCGTAGTGCTGGCCGCCGCCGTCGCCGTGCTGATCGGCGAGAACGCCTGCGTAGTGCCGGTGCTCATGGATCAGGCCGCCGTGATCGGTGCGCCGGCCGCGTTCAGCGCCGCCAGTAGTGCGGTGTCAATCGCGTTCGGCTGGCCGGGCCGGAATTGCAGCGTTACGCCGTTGTAGGTTTGCACCCAATTCGCCGAAAACGTGTAATCCGCCACCCCGCTTGGCAGTCCGTTGGCGTCCATGATCGCCGGGGTCTGGCCCTGGATCACCCCGTTGACCACGGCGGGGTTCAGAACCGGCTGGTCGCCCATGTAGAGCGGTGCTGTCGTCATCGGGTATCCTCCCACCGGATCGGCTGCTCAGTCGTCTCCAGGAGCGTCCTGAAGCCCGGCTCGGCATGAAACGGCTTGCGCGCCTCGATCGTCACGCAGCACCCGTTCCACATGATCGAAAAGCTTTCGGCGCTCACGCCGCGCACCGTCCTCACACGCGGCTTGGCCTGTTCGCGAAGGCGGTCAAACGTCAGCTTGTCGCTCACGATCAGCCCGCATGTTCCAGCACCACCGCACGCTTATAGGCGCTGTTGGTCGCGGTCGGGATCGTCGTCGAGCTGGTGTTGATGTCGGTCGGGGTCGTGTAACCCCCGATCCAATACCAGGACTGCGCAATGATCTGCTGCAAGCGGTCAAGCGGCTCACGAGTCACCATCGCCACGCTGTCGATCACGCTGACGATGCTGTCCGCCGGCGCCACGTCCGCAGCCGCCATGCCGGCGTAGTTGCCTTCGATCAACGACCCTTGGCCCACGATGATCGGCCTGCGGATGTTCAACCCGCTCACGGTCGGGCTGGCCTGCACATAGGCTTCCGTGGTCGGCATGAAGCGCAGCCCGAGGAAGTCGTTGGTCATGCCGGTCTTGAACACCTGCGCCGCCGAGGTCGCCCCCTGGAACAACTGCTTGAAGTCGGGATCGGAGAAAAGCTGCCTGGCCGATACCGGATCAAGATGGCAGTTGTAGACGCCGCCGATCTCCGGCACCGCGTTCTTGCGCAGCAGCGCCACGGCATCCAGAAGGTTGCTCATGGTCAGCGTGTCGCTCGCCTGGATCAGCGATGTATTGGTCCGGCCGGAGGGGCGGATGATACTGGATGCCGTCGCCGCCGTCACCGTGTTGCCGGCCGTGCCGTCTGCGACGGTTACGCTGGTGGCGAAGGTCAGGTTGCCGCTGATGCCGCTTGGCGCGGTGCTGGTGTTGACCGTATCGGCCGCCGCGCCGGTCAGCGTGTAGGTGTTACTGCCCACCGTGCAAAGCAGGGTGTTCGTGGCGCTCACGGTCAACTGCGTGGCCGACTGCGATCCGCTGGCGATGCTTCCCAGGCCGGAGAAGCCGAAAACATACATGAAACCACGGATGTCATCGACATGCACCGTCACGCCGGCACTGCCCAGCGTGGTGGTCACGCGGGTATTGCCGCCGAGGTAGCTGCCGAAAAGCGCGTTGCGCGCCAGGTCATCCAGGCTGCGGCCGGCCTGCTCCGCATTGAGCGCGGCGTTGAGCAAAAACTGGCCTTCAATGCCTACCCGCGTCGTCACCATGTTGAGGTCGGTGGTCGCGGCGTACATGTTGATCGTGATGGTGTACTGCTCAACGCTCTCGTACGTCGGCGTCAACCCATTGTCGAGGTTGGTGTTCGTGCTCGCCGACAGCGGCGTGGTCACGGCCGATTTCAAGCCCGGCCGCGTCTTGGTCAGCGTCTCGCCAATACCGATCGGGAAATCCATTTTGTCGGCCGCCATGCGGTAGCCGAGCTTCGACCGCAACGCTTCCTGAAACTCGCGTTCCAGAAAACCCTGCTGAATCAACGGCTGTAGGGCCGCAGGAAAATTAGAAATGCCCACGAAATGAACTCCTAGTGGTCAATGGTTGTCGCCCGTGACCCGGCGGCGGCTTGGATCAGCGGCGCGAAAGCATCTTGGCGCGGGCCGCTCGCCATTCGTCCTGCGTCATTTCGGTGGCCTGCTTGGTGCTCGGATCGCTGTTGCGCGGCGCGGCGGCGGTGCTGCTCGATGATGCCGACCCGAAAAGATAAGGCTTGGCGGTCTTGAGGCCGGCGATCAGCGATTCCGCGCCTTCCACTTCGCCCGCATCGGTCATTTTCACGCCGGCCAGGTCGAGCAACCGCAGCCCGTCGAGGTCCACGATCCCGGCCTTGACCGCATGCGCTTTCAGTTCGGCGCGAATGATCCGCTCGTTGGCGGTCGCCTGGAACGAGGCGACGCGCTGCTCCGCGGCGGTGCGTTCGGCGGCAACCCCTTCATCCCGCGCCCGTTCGGCCGCCGTCTTGGCGTCACGCGCCTTGCGCAGATCGGCCCGAAGTTTTTTCTCGTAAGGCGTCGGCTCGCGCGGCTTGTCGGCCACATCCACAACCGCATCGTCATCGGTCACTTCGCCGGCGGGATCGACCGTCGTATCGCTCATCAATTCAGCCTTTCATTGGGTGAAATTACTCGCGCCTCGTGCGGCGCAAACATGCTCACGGTCAGCCGAAGCCAGTTGCCCGGCGCCAGCACAGCGACTTCCACGCCGCGGCGCGCCTGCACTTGCTCAGGAGCATTTTGTTCGAGGTCGCACTTGACCGGGTGCCCCGTCGCCTCGCGCACCGCGTATCGAAGCTTGGCAAGGTTGGCCTTGGTCGCCGGCAGGTCCACGAACGGCTTGGCAGCCGCTATCGCGACCGCCATCATGTCGGACTCACTCATGCGTCAATTCCTGTATTGGTGCCCCCGATCCCGTCGCAGCGCACTCGGGGGCCACATGCGTCACCAGGGGAGGGACAAACCCTACTGCGCCGGTATGATTAAGCGGCAGCCCCGGCCGTACCCTGCCCGGGGTCTTTCGGGGTCGCCGCTTTTAATGATATCTGTTGCGCTGCCTGCTCGGCCTTCTGCGCCATACACTTCGCGATCTCGCCGCTCACGTCCTCCACGTCCTGGCTCGGCGCCCAGTTCGTCACCGCCGTTTCCAGCGACGTGAAATTGCCTTGCAGCGCGAGGCCGATGCCCGTCGCCTGTTCAACCATGTCGTTGAACGTCGGCACGAAAAACGGCGGCCACTTCAGACTTAACCGCCCCTTCAGCGGCATAGGCGCCACAGGCTCGCCGTACACCACCAGCGGAAAGACGTTGCTCGCCTTGACCACCATGCGGATCAGGTTGAGCAATCCTTCTTCGCCGTAGCTCGCCCGCAGATTGTCGGCCAACTGGATCAATGGCTGGTGCAGCAACTCCAACGCCCGGCCCGATTGCGCAGCCGAGACCTTGTCCGCACTACTGCGGTTGCCGTGGATCGACTCAAGCGCCAACTCACGCAACGATTTCGCATAGTCGAGAACCGCATTGACGGCCGTTCCGCCGATTTCCAGCAACCTCGCGTCGCCATCCGCACTTACGATCAGCGCGCTACTCGCCGACCGAACCAAATCGCCTTCCGTGGTCGCCGGCTCTTTGATGAGCAACGTGGGGTCGCTCGAGTATTTCAGCCCCCGCCCGCCCTGCGAAAGCTGGTATTCGATCTCCATCTGCGTTTCAACCGCCGGCCGAAACGTGCAATGGCCGTCGATGTCATCGCCGCCTGGCAGGTTCTTGATCCACACAATCGGACAAAACCCGAGCATGTGCGCCACGCTGCGCTCATTGTCGATCGCAGGAACCGTATCGTCGTCGGCCACAGGCCAGGGCACGAACCACAACTCGTCGCTCGCGTCCCAATGGCGCAAGAACCAAAAGTCGGTCTGCAACTGCTTGTCGTCTATCGCGTAGCCCTGCTCACGCAGCGCCGCGCCCTTCACCTTGCGCTTCTCAACCACCCGCTCCAGCGCGTCAGGTTCATCGGCGCGCCAAGTCGGCGTGAGGTAAACCGTATCGAATATCCGCCAGAAAATGCGTCCTTTGAGGATCCGCATTTCCACCGCCACCGATCCGATCGACCCTCGAAGCGCCGCCGCCAGCATCACCCTCGCGAGCTTCGTTTCCGCGATGATGTCGTTGATCTGGTCACGAAGTTCCTTGTCCTCGGTCTCGATCTTCGGGAAGCGCCCTTCACCGAACAGCAGCGTGGTGGAATCCTCCACCACCATTCGGCAGAGGTTATACCGCACCGATGGCCGGCGATCCGCGATCGGGATATACTCTCCCGCGCCGTCGCGGCCCTTTCGTTCCTGATGGAACTCGTAGAGCAGAAAATCATAAATCTCGCCGCTAAGCACTCGTCGCATGCACTCAAGATCATGCATCCGCGGCGCGAAGTCGGTATCGCGCGGCACCGTCGCCTTGACCGTGCCGAACATAGCCGGATACCCCTAGTGTGTCACGCGTACGCCTTGGCGAATACTTCGGCCCAATAGGTCGAACCGTCGTAGAACATCTGCACGATGTCGGTCGCCCCCGCCGTCGCGGTCAGGCTGAACGATCCGCCGGCCGCCTTCATGCCGGTGGCTTTGGTCAGCGTGCGCGAGCCGGTTCCATCCTGTGTGACGAATAGCTGATACGTCTGCCCGGCCACGCCGCCGGTCGGCACGCCCAGGGTGCGGTTGCCGGCGATCGTCACTGAATATGCCCCGATCCCGCTGCTCGCCAGCGGCAGGCTGATCGTCGCCGCATCGGTCAGCGCGAATGGCACCGGAGCGCCCACCAGTGCGGTCAGGACGCCAGTGGTGGCGTTGTAGGACAGGCTCACGCCGCTATCGAACGGAAAGCTTGCATTGCCGCCGAGGTAGCCCACCAACTTGTTCCCGCTCACGGTGCCGGTCGCGAAGATCGAATTGACGCACTGCACCACCTGCGGCGCACCCACACTCGCCGTCGTGCTCGTCGTCACCGTGGCCGAGGCCGGCAGAGCGCATGTGAAAATGCAGTTGCCGCCGGTCAGCGCATCAAAGATCGCGAAATATGTGCTGGCCGTCCACGACCCCGACGAACTCGGCCCGAAAGTCCCGCCGGTCTCAATCGTAATCACGTTCGCCACCGGATCATACAGCAGCGCGCAAGCCTGGCGCGCATACCCCGACCCCGCCTGCTCCGTAATGATCCCCGTCGTGGACGAAAGGGCCGTGCCCAGCGCCAGATAGCCGCTCAGGAAGGGCGTCGTCGCCATGGCCTTAGTACTCCAAAATTTGCATCAAAACCAAAGCGCGCGCTGCTCGAACGCTACGCCATCAAGGCACGTCCCCACACAGATCGCACGCCAACTAATCGGATGCCCCGCCGGCAGGGTCGCAATACTGTTCGCCGCCTGCACCGCAGCACTCACCGGCGCCTTGGTAACGACCGTTTCCGCGCGCTTGACAGCGCCATACCGCACGCACGCATCCCGCGCCGCCGTGGTCGATATCCGAAGGTCCGCCGCGATCTCCACCAGCCCCACGCCCGCCGCGCGCCGCTCCCGCAGCATCGCTATCATGTCGGCCGTCCATTCGATCTTGGCATACATCGCGCTACTCCACTGCCGACCCTACCGGGCCATGTGAAACAACCGAACCACCTTCGCACCAAAACCCGGCTGGATAAGTTCATTGAACGCCCTGCTCGATGCGTCCACCTGGTCATCCTTCGCCGTGCTCGGAAAACCGCTCAACTCGTCGGTGTAAGCGTGATTCCATGAACCACGAACCAGCGACACATTTCCCGCGTTCACCTGGCTCGCATACGCCGCCGCCCGCGTTGCCTTGTCGCCGGTCTCAGGCGAGGACCGAACCTTGAACCCCTGCAACTTCTTCGTGATGTGCTGGTTCCAAGCCTTGCCGGCCGCCCCAGGGTCTTGCGCCAGGCCCACCGTCACCCGGCTGCCGTCCGCCTGCGCCGTCGCCACGACCATCTGCTCGACCCGATCCGGCCCGCCCCGAAAGCGTTCCACGTCCCGCACGATGAACGCACCTTCCTCGGTGCGCTGCATCAGCACCCCCACCGTCCAGTCAGGGTTGCCCGAGCCGTTGTCCGCCGTCGCCGCCAAATCCCAGCCGCGCACCAAAGACCCGCCCACCGGCGCGGCCTCCAAATACCCGATCCGCCGCGTCTGGAATAAAGCCCCCTCGCCGGGCCGCGGGTTTTGCTGAAACAGCGCCTCCCATACCCGCAGCGCGCCGCTCTCCGTCAGTTCCGCTTTCTTGTCCGCCAGATCATCCGAGAACGATCGCTCCCCCGTCCCGTAGCGGTCAGACCATAAAAACTCGCCCGGCCGACGCCCCAGCGGATCACCCGCCTCAAGGCACTGCGCCTTCAAATCTATCACCTTCCAACGGTCCCGCTGCCGATCCAACAACCGCCCGCCAAGGTCATCTTCGTGCCACCGGGTCATTATCAGCACCACCGACCCGCCAGGCTTCAACCGCGTCATCAGAACGCTCGTGTACCAGTTCCACGTCATGTTCCGAAACTGCGGACTCTCCGCTTCCGCAACATCCTTCACCGGGTCATCAATCAGCGCAATATCCGCCCGCCGGCCAGTGATCGGACCCCCTACCCCCGCCGCCTTGTAAACACCCCCGTTACTCGTCTGCCACTGCTTCGTACTATCACGCGTCAGCCGAAACCCCAGCAAATCCTCATTATGCCTCGCGACCTCGATCGACTTGCGCGAGTTCTCCTGCGCCAAGTCATCCGTGTGTGAAGTCGCAATGATGCAGAAATTGCGCTTCTGCGCCAGTATCCACGGCGGCCACAGCACCGACGAATACATCGTCTTGGCCGAACCCGGCGGCATCAAAACCATTAACCGCCGCGTCTCGCCCCGGTAAACCGCCTCCAACTCATCAATCAGCAGCCGATGATGCGCCGCCGGCTCCAACTCATCGACCTTCAACGCCTCGCGGCAAAACTCAAGATAAGACCCTCTTGATACGCGACGCCTTAGCTCGGCCAAGTAACCTAACTTCTTCCTCTGCAACTCGGCGTAACTCTGCCTCAAGCTGCTCGTCGGTGAGGTCAGATGTGGCGTCATGTCGCTCAGCATCCGTCGCCTTCGCCTTCCCGTGATAATAC